CCGAGTAACCCGGAGTTTGGCTGTCGTCGATCACACTATAATCAGGCGTCTGGTCTGGATCAACGATCCCCCAGACCAAAACGGTGCCGACTCCAGACGTAATTGCTTGGCCAGTCAGGTTAACAATCGAAGGCCCAATCGTGGTGACTTCACCAACTGCGGACGTAACAGCCTGACCCGTGACCGTGACGTTGTTTTTGCCCGTAACGGTAAGGGCGCCCACCGCGCTGGTGATCGCTTGGCTGGCCGGCGTGACACTGGCTCCGGCATCAGTAGTGACTGAGCCGACCGCTGACGTTGCGCTCACGCCCGTAATCTGGGTAATCGCGCGCGCAACAATCTGAATCGAGCCGACCCCAGACGTGATCGCTTGGCCGGTCGGAGTGACGTTCGCTTCAGCGTCAATGCTGAGCGAGCCTACGGCGCTGGTTGCGCCTACCCCGGTAACAGAAACATTAGCTTCGGCGTCAACGCTGGGCGCGCCAAGTCCGGCAGTTGCCGCCACGCCCGTAGGCGAGACATTGGCTTCGGCGTCAGTGCTGACCGAGCCAAGGGCACTGGTAATTGCTAGGCCGGTGACCGAAACAGAGGTGCTGAGCGGGGTTCCCCACGCGCCCAACCCCCATGTGCCTCGGCCCCAGCCTTCTTGAGCCATTTTTTAGGCTCCGAGCTGCTTTTCGGCTTCTTTCAAATCGGCGACAGACCGGGTCATGATGTCCCTGACAGAGTCAGTCAAAAAGTCTGTCGCCAAACTGGCTTCCAGCAGCGCGATGGCGTTTTTAACATATTGGATTGGCGTCATGACGCCAATCATATCCTATGATGCCTCTGAAAGACCTTGAAATTTGCGCCTCAGAATCTTGTCAACTTTTTGGTAACTGAACGGAACCGAAAACAAGCTCTGGACCTCCATAGAGATTTTTCTCGACCCCAATCCACGATCGCGCAGCGCGTAGATCGTTCTCAAAATCTCCATCTCTTCTGGAATTGGCTCCAATCGCGTGCGCTGCTTGTTCCCAATCTTGACCGGCACCAACTTGTAACCATAAGGCGGCGAGCCACCAATAAAATAGCCGCGAGACGCCCAGTCGATTTTGCCCTCGCCAAACCGGTCGATCACCGTCGCGTGCTCAATCTCAGACACCGCGCTCAAGACCATCAGCATGATCTTGTTGGCCATTTCGTTCATGTCAAAGCGGCTCTTCAAGCCTTTGCCGTCAACCGGCTTGGGGTACACCACCGGCACATCGCCAAACTGCTCACAAAAATAGAGCGTAATCCCGGTCGCCTCCAAATCCGGTATCAAGTTCAGCAGGTCGCCAGCATTCCGCGACAAGCGATCGAGGCGCGTGCAGATAATGACATCGTGCTCCTCGATGCAATCCGTCATCTCTCTGGACCCGGGACGATCCAAAATCGGCATCGTGCCGCTGACCCCGTCATCGACAAAGAACTCATCAACCGCGCGGTTGTACTTCTCCTGCACGAACTCAGCAATCGCCTGCTGCTGCGTCTCCAAGGAGATGCCGGAGCGCACCTGCTCGCGCGTCGAGACACGGACATAGCCAAATACGCGGTTAATTTGCTTGATGGCCTTAACGCTCATTCCGGCCTCCCCACAACACAATGGCCGCTGGCCGGCCGGGAAATGCTCAAGCTGTTGCGACGGTCCTTTGATCCCAGCAGCTTGCGCTGCTCAAGAAAAAACTCCAAGGCATCTTCGATGCAAACAAACGTCACCGACTCGCCGACCTTTAACGGCTCCACCGGCGCAGTCACTTGACGCCACCCTTGTAGCCGTAGTCCGCGAGCTGCTCGTGCAGCTTTTCCCAATTGATGTCCAACGGCTTTCTCTCCACGGCGCGATCAGCAAACATGACCTGACCGTCTTTGAGCAACTCTACCCCGCGATACATTTTGGGGGAGCCGTCATACCGAATCTCGATGTCGTGCAGCTTACAAGTCCGCCGCACGCGGTTGTAGAACCGCTTTTTCCTGCTGACCGCCATAACCCTAATCCCTTAATAAGTAGGGGCCGGATTATGATTCATCCCGTGTCTATTTACAACTATTTGCAGCTAAATGGGAGAAAGAACCTCAACCAGCGGTTGGGCCGACTTTCGCAAAGCTTTTTCCTTCTTACGGTCTTCTTCATCCCTAATGAATGCGTCGAGATCAAGCGCCCCCTCAACATAAGCTTCGGCCACCGGTGCAAGAGCTTCTAAGACAGGAATCACGCCTTTTTGAAAGCCAAACTGGACCGGGTCAAGGCTGCCCCCTGACTCCGAAAGGTAATCGAAGAGAGACTCCACGCCCGTCGTCACCGCTTCGCGGTATCTCTTGCCGGTAGGCGTTTTGATCTCATAGTCAAAGAAACCGGCGCCGCGTTCAGCAGCCTCTTTAATTTGTTCTGCCGTCAGGGGGTCTTGCGACAAGCTTTCAAGCAACGCGGGGGCAGATGCTCGCCCAAGCGGGGATGCCACATCGCCCAAAAGGTCCAAGGCTACTTCTCCGGCACCGGTCAGGATGTCTGCCGAAAAGCCCGGAAAATCTCGCTCGACCCTTTCAATAGTTTTTTGCATGGCCTCAGCTTCGCCCGGAGAGGCCAAGGCTGCGACGCCACCGGCTAATACTACTGGGGGCACCGCAAACATAGTGTTTGGGCTTTTCATTTCGTCGCGGACTGTGTTGCCGCGTTTGTTAACGTCGTCTAGCGAGTACAGGACACTGGTGTACCCATCAACCGTAATAGTCTCAGGAGGAGGACGATTGCTGCCTTTCGTAACAGGTTCCGGTGCCGGAGCCGCGCCAACATTGCTGATTGAGGCCGGGATCATCTTGTCGTAATACACCTGCATCTGAGCCGGGTCTCTTCCCCACCGCTCGGCATGCACAATGCCGGGCGCAAAAGCCACCGCGTCATATCCCTCTCGCGCCGCTTTATTGAACACGTACTTCATGGCGAGGTCGGTGTAAGCCTGAGTGTCTCGGATCAACTCATGTCGTGGAGGGCGCCATTGTTCCTGCATCAAATCTTCTTTTGCGCTGCCATATCTTTCTGCAAAGCTTTCCAGCAGGTCAAAGGCTTTGGGGTCGATGCCCCTATTAAGAAAAGCTAATTTTAAACTTGTTAGCGACCCCGGCCATATATCTCGTAAATTTTTGACACTTCTAACAAGGCCAATGGCCTGAGTCGTAAATCCGTCGAAAGGAGTGTACCCCGAGCGGGGTGATGACCGTGCAATATCTGTGACGCCCACATCTCTAACGAAATTAGTTAGCCCGACACTAATTTCGTTAAAACTGCGGGTAGCGGGGCCCAAGTCATAATCAGAGTCCTCGAGACCAGCAGGCAGAATTCCGGAGACCCCATGCCCCCCAGACTTATTCAGATCAATCAGGTCAAGCAGACCACGATCGCCCGGCTCTTCAACAAGGCTTAATAACGCTCGGTCGCGCTCGTAAAGTTTTTCTTCGGCAGCTTCCAGTTTTTTTTCGTCCCTGAAACCAGATTTCCGCCCCGTCTGACCCCAATCACTTTGAAGCTCTTCGATATACAAAACTTTTTTGTCATCGGCTTCAGTTGTGCCGCTTACAACCCTGTCCTTCGTCCTAACGTGGAACAGTCGATTCCAATCATCATCGAAATGTATGCCTTCGTGAAAAAGCTGGCTGGGGCCTCGGCGCCCCGTGTTTTCGGCTAAAACTCTAAACTCCTGATAATTTGTTCCGCCATCTAGCGTGTACTCCGGCCAATTGATAGTGCCTTCTCTAGCGCCATATTCATCATCAAAATAGTCAATATCACCCTGTCCCCGTGCGGCGCCAATAGCTTGAACGCGAAGTTCTGCCATATCCTCCGGCAAATCCGCAGTTAAGTACGAGTCAAGAGTGACGGCTTCTTGAGCATATTCCCAACTGCGGGTTCTTCTTATCGGATCGTTGTAAGGAACAGTTGCGCCAGTTTCGTTGTTTGTGACGCTGCCATAATTAAAGCCGCTAAAACTTATTGTGCCCTCGCCTTCTATACTTGGTTCCTTTATATATTCGTAAGGAAAAGAAAATCTTTTTCCGTCAGCAGAGAAAGACCCGAAGACAACCTCGTTTTCCTCGTCCATTAAAGCCAGTCTTTCTGCCGGATCACGGTCATATCGATTGCGAATGTCTTCTTCGATGAGTTCTCGGCCTTCATCACTTTCTTTGAAGCGCCGGACTATTATCTCCTCCACATCTAGATCATCTACATTATCGACTCCTAAATCGTCGGCTATTTCTTCCAGAAGATTTCTGATTTTAGCCCTTGTCTCCGCGACAGCATCGGCTGCTTCGGAGGGCGGGAGACCTGTACCTGAAAAGTCGCCCAGCCTTTCTAAGTCGTCTATAGAGTAATACCAATCCCACAGGTAATGATCTGAGATGTCCATGTCGCCGTAAAATTCTTCAAAAGAAATAGCTTCCGGGCTAGACATGTCATACGAACGCTCACGAACGCGCCCATCAGCATCATCAAGCAAGCGGCCCTTTTCTTCTTTAAGGGTAATGACGTTGCGATCAAGCAACCTAATCACTTCTTCTTTCGTAACACGATCGCCTTTTTTAGATTTTAAAAAATCCAAAAGCCCCATTTCTTCCAGCTCGGCGGCTTTGACGTTCTGGTTGCGGAAGTAACTGAGCAAGTTATCTGCTCTTTGCGTTTCTTGGGGGATGTTAAGCGCGACCTCTTCAAGCTTGCTGTACAGGCCCAAATTGTCCGTCAACTGAAAGATAACTTCTTCGCGCTCTGATGGCGTCAGACGCTTCTTTTTGTCACTTTTCGCATATGGATTTTTTAAGTCTTCTAGTCTATTTAGAGCATCTCTAGAGGCACTCTTTTTTTGTTTAAGGGCCTCATAAATCTCTAGGATTCCACCTTTCTTTGCCATCGTTTCAAATCCTCAGATTAGGTTTCAGAGACAAGATAAGGCATCTCTGAAATGTCTTGAGCAACTTCCATAAGCGCCCCTTCGCTTGCTTCTTCTGGCGTAACAACTCCGCTCGATGTCAATGTAAACATCAGCGCGCCAAGCCCCAATCCCGCGACAGAATTAATTGCTACTCCTCGGTCTTCTAACCGCCGAAGCACTTTTTCCGTAATTGTTCCCGAATAAGGTTTCATCTGCAGAGATCGCATCAGACGCCTTTTTTCTGCGTCGGTCGCAGTTTTAAGCGAGGGGTCCGCAAGAACTTTTTTGGCGCTGCCAATTTCCGCGTCCGGCATCAACTCAAAGACGGTTACGTCATCTACGCCTTTTAAAACTCCGACACCACCTCCGCGAATCGCATAGGGGTACGAAGGATGAGTAGACAAAACCAAATCGTCGTCCGCAAAAATACGGCCAACGTTCTTGATGCCCAAATCCATTCCAGATCGCTGACTTTCATCCGACATAACTAAACGGGCAGCGCCTATAGACAACCCTTTCTGGTCGCGAAAACGAACGTCCATCATGTTCGCCAGCTCTTTCCTCTGGGTGTCAGGCAAACTTCTCCAAACGTCAACGCTTCTAGGGTCATCTACTCCGGGCCATTCTGGCACCTTAAGGCCGGCGTTAACTCGCTTGCCTTTTCGCATTTCGCCCACAGTCTTGAAGTTGCGAATAGCAGAATCAAGACGTTTCTTTGTCGTCTTGCTCATGTTGGCTGATGCGTAGCCGAGCATTAGCTCGCCGACAGTTGTTGAAAAATCACCGCCCGTCGGCGCCATTCGCCAAGGAATAAATAACGGGTCTCGGCCAGATTTGTCTTTCAAGCTTCTGGCCAAATCAAGAATCTGCTGAGAAGGCACTTTTGCAGAGGCCCAGACATGGTCTGGGTTTTCAAACATATAGTCTTGCCCGCCCCGCAAGTCCACCGGGCGGTACAGGTTCACTTCGTTTATCGACAAAACTGAAGAACCTGCGGCCGACCTGTCAGACATAGAAAAAACTGCTTCTTCGCCCTCCAAATCAGAAAGCCTAAGCTCCGGCCTTGGCTGATTTACGCCATCAAAAAGCACGGGGTCATGAGTTGTTACTTCAACAGTCGTTCCTCTGAGGGCATCCTGTTCTTTCACTCGTTTGTCGAAGCGGGGATCAAAATCATCTATCGGATCAAGAGACCTGATCCCTTTAGCGGGGCCGCGAGCCGCCCTAACCACCCCACCCAACAAGGGAATGACGCCCGCAACCTGCATGGCCGTGGAAAGCTTTTCGCCCCGCTCAATGTTCTCTCGCAGACTGGGATTCCGCTTTGCGCTTAAAATATTTTCCAACACAGACTCTTCTGCACCGGGCGGGGCCGGGTAAAGTCCTAATGCGTCGAAGGCTCCTAACGGGTCCACAAAGGCGCCGAGAAAGTTTACAAGTTGTGCAGGAGTTGTGCTGCCGGAGGGAGGAGGAGCATACGCATCCATCCCTATCTCCATAAGCTCTTTCTTTAGCACGTCGCTCTCGACAGGACCGCCGGTGTTGAAAATGTCAATTTCGTCTAGGTTCATGCCGCCACCGAAAAGTCGTGGCAGGCGAGAAGCTCCAGCCACTGATCAAAGTCCAGCACCGCCGTCTTCGTAACGTCTCTTGGCAGCGCCGGGTTCAGGGCATGCAACGGAAGCGTGACCCGGATGCCCTTGTTGTTGAATTTCCAGATCAGGATGGGGGTGCGGCCGTTAGCCGATTGGCAGACCTGATCCCACCACGCGGGGGCAAACCACCAGCCTGATCGGTAGGCCTTGCACTCGATTGCAAACCCGGGAATCTCAATGTCGCACAGGTTGTTCGACTGGTATTGATCGAGGTTGCGTTTGCACTCGATCGAGACGCCGCGCTCTTCAAAAAAAGCGTTCAGGCGCTTTACAATGGCGCGTTCAAATGCCGCGCCTTTGTTTCTGGAATCAGCCATAGGCTGATTCTACGAATCAATGCCGCAGTCCTGCAATGGGCACGGGGCGCCGGTTCTGCCTGATCGGCGCCGAGCGGGGTTCAAATCCCCGCCTGCGGCACCAATAAATGGCTCGATTTCCTATTATGGGTGACTAAATATTCTCTGGCGCGCTCGATACTTCTGGGTGGCTTACAACTTATGACACGCTACATCTTAGCGGTTGTCTTTTGGATCTTGGCGGGCTTCAGCCAAGGCCGCGAAAGCCAAGGCTGAATCATAGACGCGCGGTACATCTCCACGTCGCCTGAACGCGACTTCAGTTTCGTGTGACAAGCGCGGCAAGCTTTGCTTTGGGGCTTGATCAACTTGCCGCACGCGCACTCTTTCATCCTCATGCGGTCCGTTCCTTTATGTTGGTTAAATCCAAATATCTGACTCGCTTGTGATGGATGGATGTCTCTTCGCAAATGGCTCGCTTGCAGAGGTTGGGTAAATCGCTGCTAGTGGCTCGTTTCGTCGATCTGGGTAAATTCTACATACATGACTCGTTCGCCGATTCTGGGTGACTTCGCGGTTTGTGACTCGCTTGATGCGCTTGGGTGGCTTTCTTCATGCGGCTCGTTAATTGATCATGGGGTGACTTATTACCCTCGACTCGCTTTTATGGTTTGGGTGATTACGTCCGTCTGACTCGTTTCAACACTTTGGGTGACTCTATATCCTGTGACTCGCTGCATAGCGGTGGGTGACTAAACTCCCATGACGCATTCTTCTTTTTTGGGTGACTTGCCCGAAATGATTCGTTTCCATCTTTTGGGTGACTGAATGGTGATGACTCGTTTCATGCATGTGAGTGGCTCGCTCTGTGTGACTCGCTTACAAACTGCTGAGTGTGTTTCCCGCTTTGGCTTGTTTTTCTCCTTTGGGTGGCTGGTCTTGAATGATTCGCTCCATAGGTGTGAGTGATTTTGTCTCTGAATGGCTCGTTTTCATGCACTGGGTGTCTTCCTCGATATGACTCGTTTTGTAATCTTGGGTGACTCCGCTCGGATGACTCGTTTCATGCATGTGGGTGACTTGTGTTGTTTGACTCGTTTGAAGGCTTTGGGTGACTTGTGTTGATTGACTCGTTCGTTGTCCATGGGTGACTTAATTACTCTGACTCGCTACAAAGTGCTGGGGGTGTTTCCCGCTTTGGCTCGCTCACGTTAAATTCAAATGGCGCAGTCGGTGCAGTTGGAGGCATGAAAAGTCCACTGTTGGGGGACCCCACTTCACCACACCTGTTTCTCGAAACGCCTACCCTTTCGGGCGTGACGTGGATAAACCCTGACGCTGCGCCTCGCCTGAGCAGAATTTACCCCCAAATCTTGTTGGGCTCGCAGCCCAGATTAATTAACTGCTGGCGATATTTCTTCAGCATCGCCTTAGCCAGATGCTGCTGAGCCGGCGACCATGTCGCGCGAGATGCCAGACTGTGGCCAAGCGCGGTATCTGCGCCGTTGTAGCCAGCAGCGTCGTCGCGAAGCGCGCCGTCGCAGACGGAGGCCAGCGCCACAGCGCAGGACTGAAGTTCAGCAACGACCTTCTTGGGAAGCGCCTTCGGCTGAACCTTCTGCGTCACGCCCTCGGCGATCTCTTCGATGGAGACAGGGTTGGTAACGACCACGTCGTCAAGCGCCTTGTCGAGCACGGCTTGCTTGCTGACCAGCGTCTCAGCGAGACGGGCGTCGAGTGAGCCGTCTACGACAATGTGCTGCACAAGAACGCTGGACTGCTGGCCGATCCGGTGGCAGCGATCCTCGGCTTGGCTGATGGCGCCCGGCACCCAGTCCAACTCAGCAAACACAACGTGGCTTGCGCGGGTCAGGGTGATGCCCACGCCGGCGGCGCCAATCGTGCCGATGAACACGTCGGCTTCGCCGGCTTGGAATGCCTCAACAGAGGCCTGACGGTCAGCGGCGTTCATGTCGCCGGTGAGCGTGACCACGGTGCGGCCGGCAGCAGAGAGTGCAGAGCGCAGCTTTTCGACCACGTCCTTGTGATGGGCCATGACGACGACCGGGTGGTCGATCTCGACCAGATGCTCAACGACCGCATCGGCCTTTGCCAACGCCATCATGTGCCGCGCCTCGCTCATCTGCTCAAACGCGATGTCAGCACCCTCAGAGGTGTTTGCGACTGCGTCCTGCAACCCGTCGAACTCGCGCGCCAGCTCCTCTTTAAAACCTTTCTTGGGGAGCACGATGACCTGACGTTGCTTGGCGGGCAGCTCGGTCAGCACGTCAACTTTTTTCCGGCGGATCATGATCGACTGGCGGAGTTGACGCTGCAGTTCGTCCAAATTCGAAGCGCCATCAAAATGCCATCCAAAACGATCTTGGTAAGCGCCGGCAAATTTGACGCCAAATTGAAAAAAGCTGCCAAAGGCCCTCGGCGCGAGGTAGTCAACGATGGGGTGCAGCTCGATGGGCCGGTTTGAAATCGGCGTTCCCGTGAGCATGATCTTGCGATCGGCTTTGATCGAGGTCGCAACTTTGGTCCGCTTGGCTTTGCCGTTCTTGCAGTAGTGCGCCTCGTCCATGATGACGATGCCCCATGTACGGCTGAGCAGCGCGTCAGAGTGCTTGCCCAGCACGTCGTAGTTGATGATGACCACGTCGGGGTCGGCTGGGATTTGCTCGCCGCCGCCGTTGACGATGGCGATCTCGCGGTCAGCTACGAGCCATTTCTCCATCTCGTTAGCCCAGTTGATTTTAAGCGAGGCCGGGCAGACAACCAGCACCGTCTTGGGGTTGGTCACATTGACCACGCCGATCGCCTGAATTGTCTTGCCAAGGCCCATTTCGTCGCCGATCAGGCACGCCGGGCGGTTGGCCGCGTAGGCGATGCCGGCGCGCTGATAAGGGAGGTAGCTCAGCCCAGCGGGCACGGGGATGTCCATGTCGCTGCTGACAGCCTGAGAGGCCTCGATGGAGGCGACATCGTCGCGGTAGCGGGTGACGACCCATGCGCCGCCGTCCTTGCGAACGCTGTAGCCTGCGGCTTTGACCGCCGACTTGCGCTCGCGCCAGACCTGCCAAAACTCCTGAGAAGGGCTCGCGGTTGAGACAAGCTGCCCTCTGGCATTCTTGGTCTCGGCGCTCCAGTTTAATTCGATTTTCATGATTCTTTTCCGGGTTAAGCGGGGGCGACGTGCCCCCGACAAAAACTATTATCCACATCCCGTGTCGTTGTGCAAGTGTTTGCAGTAACTTTTTTTGCTCAAGCAACACCGTGACAGAAAGCGCGAAAGGGTTGTCTTTTCGTTTTCTGTCACGGGTGACTACGCAACCTTGTGAACCATGCCGAGCTTGGCCTCAGAATACTCCGGGGCCACCGGGAGTCCCTCAAGCTCACGCCACACCTTGTACAGATCGGTCAAAAACCGCTTAACCATGTACCGAACCGACATGTTGTGGATGTGGCCTTTGCTTTTCTCCGCGTGGGCCGGCATGTGCTGCAAGCGATGCTTGTAGTTGTCGTACACCTCTCGGTAGGGACCGCCGGCCTTAATAAACGACGAACCCAGCACCCCGACCAGCTTGGTCTTCACAAACGGGTTGAAGGAAATCCCCTTCTTGGTCTGTTCCTTGCCCTCGGCATCGAGGTAGGTTTGATCGACCAGATGTTCCTTCTGCCGCGATCGGCCCTTGCCATTAACCACGTCCAGCCCGGCGTAAGCGTGCAGGCTCGACGGGTACTGAGCCTTGTGGATGTCAAACTGAGAAATAATTACAGCAGACATCATCGGGCCGCAGCCTCGCACGTCCTCAAGGAACTCGGTGTAGATGGGGAATGCCCGGACGGCGTACTTCAGGTGCCTCTCCGCGTCCTCCTCGCTCTCGACCAGCGCGTTGTACATCTCGATCAACGCTAACTCACTAAACGTCGAGATGTGACCGTGCTGCTTGAAACTGCGGGGCGTCAGGTTGGCAACCCCGTCGGTGATCCGCTCATACGAGGATCTCAGGTCAGCCAACAGCAGCTTCGCATCTATCTCCAAAACCTCCTCGGACTCGCCGGGATTTTGGCCGATTTTTTCCTTGAAGTTGGCAACGATCGCGTTGCCGATCTTGATCCGACTCGACTGAATCGTATACAGGCCGTTGACGGCACTCTTCAGGATTTGGCTTTCGACATTCATTCTTTGCTCCATGATTTTGGGTGTTGCTACGGCTGAACCCCCGTCAGCCTAGCTGGTACGGGGGTTGGTTGGTTGAGTGTTCTTAAAGCTATTCCTCCTCGTCTTCGTCCTCCTCGTCTTCGTCTTCCTCCTCCTCGTATTCCCCGTAAACCTCGACGTGCATCAGATTCCGAACGACCTCAATCGAGTCAATCGCGTCCTGTATCCCGGTCATGGCGTGGTTGACCTCGTTCACCCATTCATCCGAGTTAATCCGGGGCGGCAAATCAAACTCGCGCTCAGTGAGCAGCATCGATTCGATCTTGGCTTTGATGCCGTCTAAGGCAGGCATCAAGCCTTCCCCGTGCTCGATGGCAAGGTGTCTGTACCCGTCCCGTGCTGCTCCGTGCTCGACCATCGTAAGGGCGGCCCGCATGTACGATTCATTACTCATTGCTTCTCTCCAGTTAGGGGGCAGTTGTTGCCCCGACAAGAGCCATTATCCATACCCCGTGTCGTTGTGCAAGTCTTTGCACCCAGGAATTTGAAATTTTTTTTGGGGTGGATGTTGCCTACAGCAGCCTTTCTCCTCCCAGATCGGGGTTCCACATGAAACATCGACCGATGCAAGGAACCGAGGCGTGGTAAAGTTACCGAGTCGGCTGCCTATGGCCGACATGCCAGCTCCGGCGCTACCCCGAAACGCAAGCTGGCAGCCCGGGGCGCCGGGGAATACGATTGCTCTGTTCCAACCCGGGGCAATCCCGGCGCCCCGTTTCTCTCCCCCGGCGTCTCAAAAAGGGCCGTTGTAA